GGGTACTTTGGGAGATTGATATTTCAATATGCTTCTTTCAATAATTCTCGTTCTTTACATTTTTTTCTTGCTGCTTTCCCCGTGGTTGGCATATGGCTTACCTCCATGGGAGTCTGCACTATGGCATTTAACCTTAATGGTTTTAACTTCAACCAGTCAGTAGTTGATGCTAATGGAAAGATAGTCCCTACTTGGGCTGATGTAGTCAACAGAGCTAACCTCGGATTTGAAGTAATGCACGAGCGTAACGCTCACAACTTCCCACTCGACTTAGCAAATGTTGGATCCACAGAAATTGCCCTCTCCGCCCCAGAAATTGGTTGAGAAAATTTTAGTTTACTTAACTTTATTAACCAATTTATTTATATGTTCTGGGGTTATTCGTCATTGGAATAACATGCCACATCAATCAAACAAAGCTCGTGCTTCAGTAACTTGGTTCACACCAGAAAAACAAAAAGCACAAGAAGAAGAAGAATATCAATCATTAGAAGAAGCACTTTTAGGTGAAGTCAAACCGAAAGAACCTGAAGGTGATCCTTCTTACTAACGCTACGTCCGTTCATCCCTTCGGGGACGCATGACTCCTAAGCATGGAACGGGGCTTAGGTATATGGAGATAACCATGAAAGTTACATTCGTATATCGTGGCGTTGCTTACACAAGAGTAATCAAATAGGTGATCTAGGGGAGGTTCGACTCCTCCCTACTCAATTTGGCTTTTGCCCTCCGAGGAGGATACCATTAGCCGTCGACGGTGGGAAACAGACCACAAAGCGTGCCAGTCTCACGCTAGACCAACTAAGACTGACAACATTCTAACGTTAGGAACGACAATATATACCCTTACTTTTTAAGCAAAAATGGCACAACAGTCATCAGCTAACCCTACCTCACTTACACGTCAGGGTCAGCTTAATTCAGCAGGTGACGCTAGAGCCCTTTACTTAAAGCTGTTTAGTGGAGAAATGTTCAAAGGCTTCCAGCATGAGTCAATAGCTCGTGATTTGGTAATGAAGAGAACATTAAAGAACGGGAAGAGTTTACAGTTCATTTATACTGGACGCACAACTGCCGAGTTCCATACTCCCGGAAATAGCATATTAGGTAATAGTGACGGCGCACCTCCAGTCGCAGAAAAAACAATAACTTGCGACGACCTATTAATTTCTAGTGCATTCGTTTATGAGCTAGATGAAACACTTGCACACTATGAATTACGTGGTGAGATCTCTAAGAAGATCGGCTACGCATTAGCAGAGAAGTATGACAGACTCATCTTCAGAGCTATCGCTAAAGGTGCAAGACAAGCTTCTCCAGTAGCTAAGACTAACTTTAAGGAGCCCGGTGGAACACAGATCAGAGTTGGTTCAACAACTAATGATTCTGATGCTTACAACGCAGGCAACTTAGTTAATGCTTTCTACGATGCAGCAGCAGCACTTGACGAAAAAGGAGTCAGCTCTGCTGGAAGATGCGCGGTGTTAAACCCTCGCCAATACTACGCTTTGATCCAAGACATTGGTTCAAACGGACTTATCAATAGAGACGTTCAAGGTACAGCATTACAAGGCGGAAACGGAATCATTGAAATTGCAGGTATTCATATCTACAAGTCAATGAACATTCCATTCTTAGCTAAGCATGGTGTAGCTTATGGCGGAACTACAGGTGAGACTTCTCCTTCAAACTTAGGAGACCACGTCGGTACAGCAATGGCTGACGCAAGAAAGTCTGTAACAGGACTAAACAACAACTACGGTAACAGCACAGACTTTGCTAAATCTTGTGGATTAATTTTCCAGAAGGAAGCAGCAGGTGTAGTAGAAGCTATCGGACCACAGGTTCAGGTAACTTCTGGTGATGTATCAGTTGTTTACCAAGGTGACGTAATCCTTGGAAGACTAGCTATGGGTGCAGATTTCCTAAACCCAGCAGCAGCCGTTGAACTATACGTTGGAGCAAATGCACCAGCAGCGTTCGGTACAACATACCCAGAGAACGGTTAATTTTACACACTTTATACGGGAGCTTCGGCTCCCTTTTTTTTATGGCTATTCAAATAAGCACCGATACCGAACTATCCGCAGTGAACTCTATCTTGGGTAGCATTGGTCAGGCACCGATCACTTCCTTAACAGGAAACGCATTACAAAATCCTGAGATATCTTTCGTAAAAAATATCTTAGATGAAGTTAATAAAGATGTACAGGCTACAGGCTGGCATTTCAATACAGAACACAAAGTAAAAAAATCACCTGATAATAATGGTCACTATGTTGTACCAGCTAATTCATTTCAATTTGATATTGCTGATGGACAAATAGATCGCAACCGAGATGTTGTGAAAAGAGATGGAAAACTATTTGATCTTGTACATCAAACTGATGTATTCACTGAAGACTTTTATTTTGACACTGTCTCACTTCTTCCATTTACAGACGTACCTCCAGTTATTCAAAGATACATAATTGCTAGAGCTGCAATGAAAGCAGCAACACAACTTGTGTCTAATGCTGATCTAGTAAAGCTGTTAAAGGTAGAAGAAGAGCAAGCAAGAGCTAATGCTCTTAATTATGAAACAGAGCAAGGCGATAATAGTTTCTTTGGATTCCCAGCAGAAAGTAACTATAGATCTTATCAACCTTATAAAGCACTTATTAGATAATGGCAAACATTACACAAACTATACCTAGCCTTAACGCTGGAATATCACAACAACCTGACGAACAAAAAAGACCCGGACAGGTACGGGACATGGTAAACGCCATACCAGATATAACTCAAGGATTATTAAAGAGACCGGCTGGTAAGTTTGTGTCAACCTTAACTAATTCAACAAGTGATGGTAAATGGTTTCATTACTACAGAGATGAGAACGAACAATATATAGGACAAGTAGCCAGAAATGGTGTGGTCAGAATGTGGGCATGTGTAGAAGTTAAAGACCCTCTCGGTAATACTATTCATAATGCCGGAGCTGAAGTTACTGTCGTAAATGGAATAGGTAACAACACATATTTAACTCACACTGGTCCAGAAGATATACAGACACTAACTCTAAATGACTTTACTTATCTAACAAATAGAAATGTCATCACTGAGATGGATCCTAGTGTTACTGAACCAGCAGGTGATTTTACTAAAGAAGTTTTTATAGAACTAAAACAGATATCTTACGCAAAGCAATATTCATTTAATGTATTTGACCAAGATGGTAGTCAGGATAGTCATTTCACTACAACTACAACAGCTACTCGTATCAATGTAGAAAGAGTTAGAGACAGTAATAACTACTGTGATACTAACGGTTTTATGCGTACACACGCTAACAGAGGAACTGGCAATAATGCTAGATGTGATGAAAGCGCAGGAGATGGAAGAGATGCTTTCGCTCCTAACGTAGCTACTCGTATATTTTCAGTTGATAGTAATAAGCAATTAGTTGATGGATCAGCTACTGGTGGCATTATGTCTAACAGCAACTTGTCAGATACTGATTATCAGTACAACGTAAGAACTTATGCTTCAGGTGGATCTGGTAGTGGCTCTGACTATGTTAGTGGTAGAAAGAATTTATATTTTCGTATAGCTACTACAGGTCAGTCCGTACCCTTTACAAGTGGATCTGGAGATAGTCAAACAACTACTTATCAGGCTAGATACACAACCACATACGATCTACTACATGGTGGTGATGGTTGGTTACAAGGTGACTTTTTCTATGTATGGATGAAAGATGCTTTTTATAAAGTAACTGTAGAAGAAATCAGTACATCAAAACTACAAGCCAACTTATGTTTAGGTAGACCACAACCTACACCATTTGATAACGAAACGACTATTACTGCTGAGAGTATTCTCGGTGACATGAGGCAAGAGTTAATTGATTCTGGCTTTCCTGCTGCTGATATTACACAGATAGGTATAGGTTTACATTTAAAAAGAAGTGCACCATTCAATGCTTCTACTGGTGTAGGAGAATTACTTAACGTTGTAGCGAGTGAGGTTAATGATGTAGGTGACTTACCTTCACAGTGTAAGCATGGAATGATAGTTGAAGTTGTTAATAGTAACGCTGATGAAGATAATCATTACGTAAGATTTAACGGTAACAACGGTAGAGATGGCGAAGGCACATGGCAAGAATGTGCAAAGCCGGGAAGAACAATAAGATTTAAGTATTCAAAAATGCCTGTCGCTTTGATAAGAACTCGTGACGGTAATTTTAGATTAACTGAGTTAGATAATTCTTCTTACAGCATCACTGTTGGTGGAACAACAACTACTCATAAAGCACCTTTTTGGGAAGACGCTTTAGTTGGAGATTCTGTAACTAATCCAGAACCATCATTTATAGGACGACCTATAAACAAGATGTTGTTCTTTAGAAATAGATTAATAATGCTCGCAAATGAATTTATCATTGCGTCACGTCCGGGAGATTATTTAAACTTCTTTTCCAAATCAGCTATACAGTTTGTAGCTAGTGACCCGATAGATTTATCAGGTAGTTCAGAATATCCAGCAGT